TTTTTGCTTTCAATATTCCTGAAGATGGAATTTTATTTGAAAGTGGTATGACTACTTCTGCAATAGGTGCTAACGTTGAAGCGACTATATTGATTGATAAGTAGGAGGTTAAATGGCTAACACTACCTCGGGAACAGTAATATTTGATAAAAATTTTTCTATTGATGAAATAATAGAGGAAGCTTATGAAAGAATTGGTCTACAAGGTGTTTCTGGTTATCAACTAAAAACAGCTAGAAGATCTCTTAATATTCTTTTTCAAGAATGGGGAAACAGAGGTTTACATTATTGGCAAATAGCAAATAATGATATTACTTTAGTTGCTGACCAAGCAGTATATACAATGTTTAGATCCACAGGAGATGGCACATCAGATGCTACTGCTGTTTATGGTGTAGACGATATTTTAGAAGCTGTATATAGAAACTCTTCAAATGTTGATACTCCTCTTACAAAAATAAATAGATCTACTTACCAAGCTTTATCAAACAAAACATCTACAGGAACTCCAACACAATATTATGTTCAAAGATTTATAGATAAGGTAACTATAACTTTATACTTAACACCAGGTTCTTCTGAAGCTGGTAATAAATTAAATTATTATTATGTAAAAAGAATTCAAGATGTAGGCGATTACACTAATGCAACAGATGTTCCTTATAGATTTGTGCCTTGTATGTGTTCAGGTTTAGCTTTTTATTTATCTCAAAAATATGCACCAGAAAGAGTTCAAGCTATGAAACTATATTATGAAGATGAATTACAAAGAGCTTTAGAAGAAGATGGTTCCTCTTCTAGTGCTTACATAACACCAAAAGTTTATTACCCAGGAGTATAATGTCAAAAATATCAAGTGGAAAATATGCAAAAGCAATATCAGATAGATCTGGTATGGAGTTTCCATATAATGAAATGGTAAAAGAATGGAACGGATCCTTTGTCCATATTTCTGAATTTGAAGCTAAACAACCACAATTAGAGCCAACTAGATACACAGGAGATCCTCAAGGGTTAATAAACGCGAGACCAGATAGAACAGAACCTGCAACACAAAATTTACTACCATCTAATCCTTTTAGTTTAACTTCAGGATCTTCAAGTGTAACTGTAACAGAGCCTAATCATGGTAGATCAAATAGCGACACTATTAGGTTTAGAAATGTAACAGGTAGCCCTGGAGGTTTAGCATATACAGTATTTGAAAATGCATCAGGATTTAGTATAAGTAGCGTAACAACAAACACGTATGTATTTGATTGTGGATCAAGTGCTACGGTAACAGAAACAGCAGGAGGATTGACTGTAACTGCAGGACCAGTTACTCAATTAGCATAATGGCAGGGATAAGTTACGACACGTTAGTTACACAAATTAGAAATTACACAGAAACAGACTCTAACGTTCTTACAACAGATATATTAGAAAATATAATTTTAAATGCTCAATATAGAATTATGAGAGATGTTCCTATCGATGCAGATAAAAAACAACAATTAGGTAATTTTGCAGCTGGACAAGAACAAATAAATGCGCCTGCGGGATGTCTGTTTGTTAGAGGTATACAAGTTTATGACACTAATGGATCAGCTATTACAGGAGCTAACAGATGGCTAGAAAAAAAAGATATGACCTATCTTCAGGAATATCAGGATGTAACTGGAACTTCCGCAGCTCAAGGTCAACCTAAATATTACGCTATGTTTGGCGGTGCAACTGGTAATACAGATACCACATCTGGTAGAATATTTGTGGCTCCTACACCAAATACTACATATAGATTTAGAATTCATTTTAATAAAATGCCAGCTACTTTAGAGTCTGGTAATCAAAGCAATTATATTAGTCTTAACTTTCCAAATGGGCTATTATATTGCTGTCTATCAGAAACATATGGATTTTTAAAAGGTCCGATAGATATGTTGACTTTATATGAAAATAAATATAAACAAGAGATAGAGAAGTTTGCTAGTGAGCAAATTGGTAGAAGAAGAAGAGACGATTATACCGACGGTGCAATTAGAATTCCTCTACCATCTCGAACACCATAATAAGGAGTAAAATATGGCAATATCATCAGCAATATGTTCAAGCTTTAAACAAGAGCTTTTACAAGGTAAGCACAGTTTTGAGTCTTCAGGTGGACACACTTTTAAACTTGCTTTATTTGATAGTGATGCAAACTTAGGAGCAGCTACAACAGACTATTCAACATCAGAAGAAATTACAAATACATCTGGATCTGCGTATACTGCCGGTGGAGCTACTTTAACAAACTCTGGTGTATCTTTATCTTCAACAACAGCTTTTACAGACTTTTCAGATGTAACTTATTCATCTGCTTCTTTTACTGCAAACGGTGCAATGATTTATAACACAACAACAGATGGTGGTTCGGGAACAACTGATGCTGTTTGTATAATTGCATTTGGTGGTGACAAGACAGCTAGTAACGGAACTTTTAAAATAGAATTTCCTACAAACGACGCGACA